ACTCCCCATCAGGATCTAATTTATATACAGTGGGGTAATATTTAAATTGAGACCATCCCTTTTTATCATCCCTTAAATAACAAGTACCTTTATCCTCACCAGAATATGAATAATAGACAGATTGATACATGATATGAATGTAAGAAAAAAGGCTTGGTTTCCCAAGCCTTAATTATTTTGTGTTTTATTAATTAAATTTTATTTTAAAATAGTATTAAATATGAATTCATATGCTTCATCCCCCCTATTCCATCCCATTTCACCTAAAATATTTGTTAAATAGTTCTTCATCCTCTGCTTCAGAATCATTATTGGCTATATCATCTAGTTTATCATATGCTTCTTTAGTAGATAAACCTACTTTTTTTGCAAAGGCTTTAAGTATGGGATGATTCATATTGTCTTCAAAAACACCTTGTTGGGTTTTTTCAATCAATTTTTGCATTTCTTTTTCTGAAAAAGTTAGTTGTGATTCATTTAAACGAGCTTTAGAGATTTCTTCTCTGATGATTTGTCTTAGTTCTGTAAGTTTTATGGTTGTTGATGATTTATTCTATAATAAATATGTAAAAAAATTTTAAGTTATATTATTTTCCTGAAGAACCAAATCCTTTATCACCTCGTTCTTGAGATACTTTAAATAGTTCCCAACGAGAATCATCCAATTCTACAATTGAATAATCAGGTTTAGGGATTACAGCTATTTGGGCGTACCTTTCACCTTTTTCAATGACTACAGGACTATCACCAACATTGTAAATTTTAATTCCTAAGTTACCAGTATAACCAGCATCCACTGTTCCATAATGAGGAATTAAATCAAATTTAAATCCTTTTGAACTCCTTAATTGAATCTGCATCCAATATTTTTCTTCTTGTTCAATTGCTAAATTTAAACCATTTGGTACTACTGCTGAACTTTTGGGTTCAATTGTGGTTGTTTCAATGCATGTAATGTCAAAACATGCTGAGGTGTTTCCATATGCTACCTGTGGAATTACTGCATCTGGGTGTGTTTTATGAGCGTAAATTGTTACCATATTATAAATTTTGTCCGTTTTTAGAAATTGCATGTAAAAATTCTTCCCTAATTAAATTACCTGGTTCCATAAATACCCCAGAAAATTTATTTGTTGTCATTACTGAAGTAGGATGTTTGATACCTCTATTTCCACAACACATATGTTTTGAAGAAATACTTACAGCCACTGAACTACATTGTAATTTTTCTGATAGGAAGGTATGGATTTGTTGGGTCAAAGATTCTTGCATTTGTGGTCTGCGAGAAAACCAATCCACAACTCTATTTAATTTAGATAACCCAATTACATTTTCACTAGGTACATAAGCAACTGACGCGTAACCTGTAAATGGTAGATTGTGGTGAGCACAAAGACTCACCACTGGAATCCCGGTTTGGATGACTACTCCATCATATTGTTCTTCATTTGGAAAAACTGTCATTGAAGGTTCATCAGTAATTGAACCTATTACTAAATCCTTTAACCAGGCTTTTGCTACCCTGGTAGGTGTGTCAATGGTTTGAGGATCTGATTTGTAATCAAAACCCATTGAATTTAAAAAATTACCATAATGAATGGCAGCATCTTTAATCATTTGTTCTATTTCCTCTTGATTACGAGGTAAATTACTATTGGCTTTTTTAATCATATCAACTAATATATAAATAAATTTTTAAAATAACAAATTAATCATCAAAAATTTGTCCCTCTATGTAAGGTAAATTTCTTTTGGTATCATCAAAAGCATTCAACCCATATCCTACCAAAAATGATTCATCTTGTAATTCAAATCCATAAATTAAATCTGGTCTGAAGGATGTATGTCTTTTAAATAAAGTAATAGGGGTAATGGAAATTGGATTATACTGTAATAAATGTTGAATTATATGATTTATTGTATTTCCTGAATCATATATATCATCTACTAAATATACTGGCTTATTGGATATGTTTGAAGAAATATCTGTTAATATATTGACCTCATATTGGTTGTTATTTTCATAAGATTTCGCTTTTATAAAATCTATATAACAAGGTTCTATGTGTTTCACTAAATCCGCAAAAAACATAAAGGCCCCATTCAATACACAAATATAAACGGGTGGGAATGAGTGATGAGTTTGATTTAATTGTGAGGCAATTTGTTTTACTTTGGTTTGTATTTCTTGTTCTGTAAACAATATCATGAAATTAATTTTTTTAGAACCTGTTTTATTTCTTCTACACCTTCAAATATGTGTTTTCCTGTTTGGTCTTCAATAACTAAAGAAGGTACCCATTCAACATTGTAATTTTCTGTTAAAATAGTATCTGTTTCAGTGTTGATCATTTGTATGTTTAATACAGAATTTAATTCAGTTATAATAGGTTTTAGACTTTCACACAAGTGGCAACTTTCACTGTAGAAAAATTTTAGGGTTGGCTTCATTATAATAAATATTATTAAACTCCTCGTTTAACTCCAAATAATAAAGCATGTAAACGAGGAGTAAATCTCCAACCTCTTTTAATACAAGCTTCAATTGTCCAGTAACTCCTTGTCATTAAATCATCAGCAGTAACTCCTTCAGGCATTAAACAAACATCATCATTATTAACTCCCTTAAGATACTTAAGAAAATCATTTTCAATTTCTTCAATATCTACCTCCTGTAATACTACAAACTTAAGTTGAAAATCATGGGATTGTTTTCTTTTAGTATAATCAACATTACCTTCTTCATCTTTTTCATAACAATTGTCAATATAAGATTGAATTACAGGGATATTTTTTCTATCTCTTTCATGACGTTCGGCCCATTTTTGATTAAAATTGATACCTGTATCTACCAGGTTTGCTTCCCAAGGTGTAGATGAAGCTAATTTAGGACTCATACTACACAGGTTAGTGTATTTTGCGATACCGTCACTGTAGATTGTACCATTAGTCTCAATAGTAGTTTTAAATCCTTCTTCAGTTAATCTCTTAAGCAACTCTTCTAAATTTTCTGTTTGCATTGTAGGTTCACCTCCAGAAACTACAACATGTTTAATTGCTCCATTATTAGTATTTGCTTTAACAATAGCAACAACATCATCAATTTCCTGTTTATTTTTTTCAGGTTTATGAGAAGAATAAGGTGTATCGCAAGGTGACCCTTTTCCGTCAAGACCAACCCAAGCACATCTTAAGTTACAGGCTGTTGTCCTGATAAAGATACAACTTGTACCTATCCATTTACCCTCTCCCTGAACTGTACCAGGTATTTTTAACCCTGTATCCATTTCTTGGTTTAGAGGGTTCCCACCTTTATCATAACTTATGGGAAATATCCCGTTTTGAACTAAGTTTATTATCATATTTATCCTTTATAAAATGCTGTGTTTTTTTCATGTTCTCTTACTTCTACTTGTGTTATTCTAACTCTTCCGTTAGAGTCACTTAAAACCCAAGGATTAAGTTTATAATAAATATACTCGGCAAACTTTTCACATCCAACATCAGGTATTATTCTTAATTGAATTACACCACAATCATGTAATTCTTGAAAAGTAAATAAATAAGGATCATCTTTAGCTATAATAGTAGTATGATCAAACATATAATCCATCCAGGCTTTAGGACTCATATCATCTATTTTGTATAATGATCTTTTAGCATGACCAAAATCCCAAACCCAATTTCGTTCATCAAGTTCACCTTCAAACCATACTTTGAATGATATCCCATATCCATGAAGAAACTTACAATGAGTTCCTTCGGCCCTCCATTGACGAAAACAAGTTGAATAACCGTCAAATACTTTTGTTGATCTAAAACTACCCATTTTTATGCCATTAATTGTTCATAAGAAATCCATTTAATATAATCAGAACCATCTTCTGGCATTGCAAATATGGCTTCACCATTTTCATTTTTTCCTATTGCTAGGAAACCAAACCCTTCACAAATTACATTTACATAATGTTCATTTGGGAGTTCTGATATTTCTTCAAAGATATCAAAATCTCCTGTCCAATCGGGTTGGTGTTTTTCACACCATTGTTTACTAAATTCTGCCATGTTTTAATTGTTTATAAATTGCATTACTTGTTCATAATTTTTTGCACCTGTAAACCTACGAAGTTCTTGTCCATTTTCCACCAATATTACTGTAGGAACACTCCTAACATTGGCTAAACGGGCTCTTTCCATTTCATAGTCTGTGGTAATTTTTTCAACATTAATTTGTTGAGATACTCTATCCATTATAGGACTAAATGTTTGGCAAGGCAAACATCCTAGAGAAGTAAAATATAATATTTGTTTCATTTAAAATCTTTTAAGTCAATTAATTCTGATTGTGGATGTTCTTCTAAGACATATTGTGTGTTTTCTCTATACAATGGTTTTGCTTGTGACCAATCATCAGACCAATCATAGTAACCTTGTTTCATACCAGAAAATACTTGTCCTCGTTTATTCACAATAACAAACTCAGGACGATATGGAAGTGGTTTGCGTTTCATATTTTTGCAACAATGAAGATACGCATTCTTTTACAAATTCCCAAGTTACAGGTCCAAAATCATCAGCATAATTTGTAGGATCTGGTTTGCCAAGTTTGATGAAAGCCTCAATACGTTCTATGGAAGAACCGGAAGTAAAATCAGCAAACCATAGTTCCTCTGAAGATCCATCATCATATATTACTACATGTTTCATAGGTTTATATGAAGTGTTAGTACGTTTGTATACTTCATTGAAATCCAAACCCAGTTGTTGGCAGCATAGTTCACCGTCTTGTAAAATATCATACTTCATAACATCAATATATGGGGTATAATAAGTTATTTTTTCTGCATCCCAATTACCTAATATAAAGGCATTATAATCAGCATCTCTAAATTCTTGTTTACAGTCGCAATAAACTGTAGCATCACCAGCATGAATCCCTAAAGCAATTTTAACCTCACAATTGTTTTTATTTGCAATTGACAAAGCAATAGCTTGAATAATTGAACTAAAGATTTTATTGCGATTTGGTACTACAGTTTGTTTTTGTGTTTCTTCAGTATAGTGACCATCAGGTACTTCTTGTCCACCTTCAACCAATGTTGAATTCAACAATTGTGATAATCCATCAAGTTTAATAATTTGATGATTTAATTTAACATCAGGTTTAGTATTTGTAATATATTCTACCAACTGTTGAGCACGCTCTAATTCAATTTTATGTTTTTGTCCATAGTCAAAAGATATACACGTACATTCATATCCTCTAGACAATAGGTGGAGTAGGAGAGTAGAACTATCTAATCCTCCACTCAAAGATAATACAGCTTGTTTATTCATAATTAGAAAATAACGGTTGAAATGGTTTTAATAACTAATTCAGAGGCATCATATTTTTCAAGGTCTTTGTCTCTAGCTACTTGAAAATCCACTGATACTCCAGTTTTGGTTTCTACCCAAAGTTCTTTAATAAACTCTGTTTTAATGATTTTGTTGTCTTCGTCTCGTGTTACTTTGAAAATTGCTACTTTGTTTTGCATAATTGTATTGTGTGATATTAGATCATTGGTTATAGTTATATTATTGGTATTGGCTGAATATATTTGTGTTATTATATCATGAAATGTCATAATATTACTTGATGTAGTTCCTAATACTAAAGATGAATTAGAGGTACTTATCGTGGAAGATATATTTGAATCAGTTGTTGAACCATACTTGGGGAAATAAAGTGGATCGTTTTTTATGTTTGGCATATAATTAATACTTATTAAAATGGTAAATCAAATTCTATATGTTCCTGTGCAACATATGGTATATCGGAAATTTTATAATCCATAGGTAAATGTCCAGCCAATATTAAAGTTTGATATAGAAGGGGTTTATTGTATAGATTGTGTTTAATTTCTCGTAAATCAGAGGCATGTTTTCTTCCACTTGGAGTATCTTTTATTCCATATTTGATTTTAGCCTCCAAAGCATATTGAAGATTACTTTTATTGTCTTCTTTTACAAAAACACATACATCAACTCCCCCCAAATTAAACCTAAAATGGTTATTATTTTCTTCATAACCATAAACTAGGGTTTTACATGGGGATATTCTAGCAAAAAATTGTGCTGTTTGAATAAACTTAGAATTTTTAGGAACATTAATATCCAAATCTTTTGCTGGTCTACTAAGTAGACCCAATTGGTTTAACATCAATGAACCTCCCAATGAAATATCGGGATAAATGGTTGTCAATTCTTTGAATAGTTTTTCGGGTGTCATCATGGTAGTTTGTTTGCTATGTCTCTAATAATTTGTTCTTCTTCCAGAGTAAGTGCTAATCTATGTTTGCGTAATTTGCTTAGAATTTTTTCCCAATCATTATGATCTGCTGGTTTATATTTCATAATTTAAATATAATTATAATTTTTTATGAAACCAAATTTGGTTGGGAAAATATTTTATCCAACCATTCTTTAGGATACATCAAAATTTGTCCTGTGTATTTGGAATTGGAAACCTGTTTAGTTGCCATAACAATTTTTTGTTTTGTTGCTTCTTCAGCTACTTTTTTACCTAGTTCTGATCCCGCTGGTTTACCAAGGTAATCATAAAGTGATAACATTTGGTTCATATAGTTAGTTTTTTAAAGGTTTCAATGTTGTGGTCTAATAATTCATAATCTATTTTATCTGTATAAAAATGATCATTCATATTGGCTTTAGGTTTATCATGGATACCTAAATGATTGTATCTAATACCATCTAAAGTAGCCATAATTGGATTTGATGTATCAATAGTTTCAATAAAGGGCATGTCTTTATACAGGGCAAATTCAAAGGGACATGCAGTACCCAATAAATGTACTCTGTCTGTAAATTGAATTATTTTTCTTTCATATAAATTACTTATAACATGGATTCTACCTAAAGCTTGGGCAATATATGGATTTGGGTGGTTTACTAATTGTTTATAATAATCTGCTCCATAAGAAAATGCTATTTTTTTATAACCTAAATCTTTGTATGTTTGATAACAAATACTAGCACCTGTTAAATTTTCAGCTTGAACTACTGCTACTTTTTCAACACCTTCAGGCAATTGTATTTGCGACCATTTTCTAGCATTTACAATAGAGGCATTAGTGTCCTGCCAAACATCTGGTATAATAAATTCTTGTGGTTGGAGTTTGTTTATCCAGTAAAGTAAACCTGAATCATGGTAACTTTCTTTAAGTTCATGTAAACTATTATCTAGTATAATATAACGACCTTGTTGTTTTGCTTTTAAAAAATAATCTGCATAATCCTTATCCTGGTCTAATAAATGAACTAAAGCATAGTCATAGTGATTAAATTTAGGACTATCCTCTAACAGACATAGTGGGACTTCATGACTAATTTTAAACATATTGAAAATATAATAAAAAAAATTGAAATAACCAAATTAAAATTTAGGAGGAGGTTGTATTTTAGGTAAATTTCTTGACTCCTTGTATGCTTCAATAAACTCTACCATAGTACCATGAAATGATTCAAACATGTCTTTGATTTGTTCTTCTGAACCTCCATAGTATGTTTTTAGATTTTTGACTAAAAGTTCCCACCTGTTCAAATCATCTTTTTCAGCATCTTTCAACAAACGTTTACGCCTTTCCCAATACAGTTTTGTGATTTGTCTTTCATGCCAATCAATATCCTCATATGAACCAGTATAATTGGTTTTAAATTTGGATAGTTCTTGTTCTTCAAACCAATATTCCCATTGAATTTGTTTCCAATAAGGTGAAACCTCAAAATCACCATTTTGGGCTTTATCAAAAATACAAGATGGTTTAGGTAAGAATTTATGTTCTTGATAACGACGCCACCAAAAAAATTTATTGTAGGTTTTATTTGAAGGGGGAGGAGTTGGATTATATGATTTTTTCCAACTCAATACATCATCATAATTTACCATTTTAATAAAGGTTTTTTGGAATACCAAGTTCAAATCGCATTTGTTCTTGTTGTTCATATTCTTCAATTTGAGCCAAATCAGAATCTTGAACTAACAGTTCAATTGTAGAACACTCAAAACCCAAATCAGCATCATACATTGATAAAATCCATGTATTGGCTTCTTCTTCAGTAAGAAAATCAGCACTATCTGTGTAGATAGCAGGGGCATTATCAAAATCACCTGTTTGATAACCCATAAAAGCACGGAATTTTTTGTTGTTTGTCATAACTGTTTTTCTTATTACATGGTAAATATAATAAAGAAGGCTTGGATTTCCAAGCCTTTCTTTTAAATATATGATGAAATTTATTTTTCAATAACTTTGAATAATCCAGGAAACTCTTTCTCAAAATATTTAGCCGTTTCATAATCTCTACTAAATACCCATTCATCCAAATCATCACCTGTTTTATACACAGTAACATCTTTACTAGTCCATCTATCACTTCTTGTCCTAAAATCATCTTTAGAGTTAGATAAATCACTTGTTTTATTATTCCAATAAACTCTAGGTACTAGAAGTTTAATTTCATAATCAACATTTTCTTTCAATACTTTAGAGATTTCCTCTTTGATTAGTTGTCTTAGTTGTAAATATCTCATGTGTTTATTATATATTAAAGGTTAGATGTTAAGTTGTCCCAAACTTTTGCAAAACCATCTTGTAATTTCATTAAAAATTCTTTATCTTGAATTACCCCATTATGATAAAAATAATTTTTTACTTCAACCATAGTAGTATCAACACCATTTATTTTTTTATTTATTAAACTCATACTAGGTTTATTATCTCCCTTAGTATCAATATTTATATTTTCATTTAATACTTTAGAAACTTCCTCTTTGATGATTTGACGTAGTTCTGATTGTTTCATAGTTTATTATTTGTTATAAATATACGAAAAAAAATTAAGGTTTCAAAATAAATTTGAAAGTTTATCGAAAGTTTTTAAAAATATCTTATAGTATCCTCGTCTTTGGGATTGTTTTTAGTAATATTATTTAGAATATTTATAAATTTATTATTTTTTGTAGGAAAATTAGTATTTTCCCCGTAAATGTTTTCTTGAGGTTCAACCACAGGTTCTTCGGTTTTAGGAGTATAAACAGGTTGGGATTCTACTATAGTTTCTTGTTTTTTGTTTATTTGTGAGAAAGCAAAATTTGAAGCAATTACCAAAGATATCGCTAATGGGTCAAACACAAATATAATAACTAAAATATACCAATTTATAATTTTATCCATTTCAATACCTGTAAGAGAACTAATATATTTTAAAGGCCCTAATTCACTTTGACCAACAGCTGTAGTTTTTATCTCAAGTATTTTAGATTCAATAGCAAATATAGAATCATTTATGATATCAATTTTGGAGGATAATTTTTCATTTGATTGAGAAGCAGATTCAATATTTTTAATTGCAGCATTATTTGATCTTATTACTAGATTACCCTTTTTATCAGTGTATTGAGTAGTGGATGCTTGAGATAAAGTACCTTGTAAATTGGCAATGGATTGTTTTTCTTTTAAAATATTGTCTCTAGTTTCCTCAAATAATTTCTTTTTAGATTCTAAAGCCTTAATTTTAGATTCTACTATAGTTGATTGATCTTTAGTAGTTTGGTAGGCACTACTAAGATACCCATAGATACCTGCTGAGGTAATTAATACTAATACAACAGCAGATATTGTTAAATATATTTTAAGTAATTTAGGTAATGTTTTTCTATATTGATAAAGTAAAGATGCTATTACCAATTTTGCTATCTCTAAACAACTTGCTAAAACCATTACAGCTATACTGGCCCCGGCAAATAACATACCGAGGCCAGTAACTGAGTAAAAAGCAGCCGAAGCACTAACTGATAAAGCAGATAATGCTATTAAAAATGGAAATATTCTTTGTTTTATTTTTTCAAACATAATTACACTATTTCACAACTAGCACCACCTACACAGGCTTGCTGGTCCATTAATGAAGTCATGTCATCCATTTCAATTACTTTAGTTAGATCCACATTATGAAGTGAAGAAACTGCTTTTTCAAATTCTTCTTGGGTAATTGTTTCATAAGGAGTTTGTACATAACTTCCCAAGTCTTCCGGAAGGAAAGACAATGCTGTAAAATATTCTCTATTTTCATATAACCAATCTCCTACTGAGGACCATTCGTCTTGTTTAATAGTAACAGTAGCAGATACGTTATGCATATTTGCTCCTTTTCTGTGACCTGGTTTAATCCATTCTTTGTTTAGCTTTTTAATTCTCTCTAACATATCCAAAGCAGATTCTTTACGTGTAATAGCATTTTCAGGTGATCTTTGTGGTACAGAAATTACCGCTTGCAAATTAGGTTTGAAGAAATCATCTTCCAACATTTCAGGATGATAAACACTTAAATAAGTATACAAAGCCTCATTTTTACCTACCCTAATTCTTCTCATATAATAATTGTCATGCCAAGCATGTACTCCACTTGAAGTACCTAATACCAATGAAGTAGTACCTGATGGTTTTACTGTTGTTACACGAGCGGCTTTATTAATACCAATTATTTTTGCTACTCTTTCATTTTCTTCAACAGCAACTTTTGCTGCTTGTTTCATATCGAGTTTTAATACAGCACCTGAGGCAATACCTGTCATTCCAATACCCAACAATGCTTCTTTTTCTGTTGTTTTTCTCCATACATCTCTTAGGTAATGAAAATCAGTATAAGAGGCCTGTAAAGTACCAATAAAAGCAGCTGCTTTAGCTCTTGCATTATATTCTTCTTGTGAATCAATGTTTGAGGCATTTATTTCACACAAATTACAAAATTGATTGGCTTTCAAATTAATTTCAGCACATGGATTTGTACCTGCATCTTTATCATTGGTAAATAAAAATCCAGGTTCACCACTGTTAGATGCCTCAATTTTTTTCCAAAGATTTAAAAACACATCCTTATCAATTTTATTTCTGAGTAATACAGCTGAATTGTTAGATCTACCTCTTTGTGGGTTATTTTCCCACCAGTTTCCAAATTTACAAGTTAACATATCCTCATCATGTAAATTAAATAAAGCAATAAGAGCTGCTCTTCTAATACCACCTGACAATACTGCATCAGCCAAATGACATATAATGTCATGACATTCCAAAGTAGTTAATTTTTCACCATCTTTTTTTCTATCAAAAATGGCTTGAATATGTACTAAAGCCAATTTAAGTGGTTCACTGCCTGGTGCTTTACCTCCAACTGTTATGAGTTGGGAACCTTTAGGTCTAATGTCTCTAAAATCAAATAATGGACCTGTAGTAGTATAACCAAAGTATGCTTTAGTCAACATTCTAACAGCATCTGCCCATCCTTCAATCGAATCACCTACTAAATAACGTTTAAATTTATGTGGTTTTCTAATTTCAGGTAAATTTTCTACATGATGGGTTTGTACTGAATATCCTACCCCACATCCTGAAAGTAATAAAAACATTATTTCAGAAAATGCTCTATAGTCGTCAATTGGTAAATAAGAGCAATTGAAAATACGTGCATTGTTTATATCAATTGGTTTTCCACCAAATTGAAGGCTTCTCATTGATGGGAGTACTTTTTTATCATAAACAAATTGGTATGCTTGTTCAATTTCTTCTTTTAATAGAGGAAATTTTTCAATATGCATGTTTTTGTTACGAGTTACTAATTCTTCCCAGGTTTCTCGTCTATTTTTTTCTGGTAAATACTTGGCGTATTTTAGATGTGATGTGATTTCGCTTAAAATTTGTGATTCTGTTGTTAACATAGTTTTTTAATTGCTTAATTCAAAAAATTTCTTTTTCATTATTTCTTTGTCTAAAGAAGTTATTGTTGAAAAACCAGAGGATGAATTGGATGGAGCTTCATCAGAGTCTTCATCAAACTCTCCCTTTAATTCTATTTTTCCGGTTGAGGTGTCAATATCTACTTGATATGTCATCCCATCCATTCCATACCTGTTTTTCATAATATGAAGTCTACCTGTTCCATTTACTTTGTCTTTACGTTTTCTGGAGAGAGATGCTGCAAAATCCACAATCATTACTTTATCATAGGATCCTGCTGATTTATCACCTTCAATAATATCATCTTTTGCTCCAGCTCTGTTTACTTGAGATACACTCCATACAGGTAGTTTTAAACTTCGGGCTAAACCTTTAGTGCCAATATAAATATCATCAATTTCATCTTTTCTTTCACCAAAAGATTTTTTGGTTCGTAAAAGATCCACATAATCAATAATAATTAAATGAGGTTTAAAATCCAAATCTATACATTTTTTAATATGGGATTCAATAGTTAATAGCGATGCTCGTTTAGGGGCATATTCTTTAATAATCAATTGACCTGGTACTGTTGGGAGGGTATTTTCAATATTGGATTTAAAATTTCCTATGTTTTGTACAGGGATTTGTGTTAAATAAGCATCATATCTTTTTCCAACATATGATTCTCCTAATTCCAATGTATAATGAATAACATTATATCCTAAAGTTAAAGCATAAGCCCCTAAAGCAACCAAAGTCCATGATTTTCCACCACCAGGATTTCCATAAATTAATCCAAAATCACCTTCTCCTAACCCACCCTGTAATAATTGATTGAGTTCTTCCCAAGGAGTAGCAATTGGATTTCTATCATCTTCTCTATAACGAGATTCAATATCTTTGTTGTATTCATGACCTATGTTTTTTTCTTGACCTGCTTTTAAAGCATTGTCAATCATAATTCTAATAGAATCATAATCTCCTGTGTTTAATAAATCTACACTACTTAAAAGGGCTTTTTTCAATTGTTGATTTTTACAAAAATTGGAAAATTCCTCTTGTACATATTTTAGGTCCTCGTCTGAAGCTTTATAAGCTTCTCTTAGTTGTTCCTTAATTGATAATTGTAATACTTCATTTTCTACTTTTTTAAGTTCTACCTTTAATACATCCATAGTAGGTGTATGGTGGTATTTTTCAAAATATTTTAAAATATGTTGAATAATCCACTTGTGGGATTGGGAGTCAAAGTATTCCTCACTTAATACATCATGAATATTTAATAAAAATTCTTTATGTGTTAATAATGAAGATAATACTTTAACCTGGAAACTTGTTCCATATTGTGATAACTGTGATAATACCATGTAATTTATTTAAAACCGTTTAATATTTTGTAAATATCATTTAATGTTGTTTCTGGATTTTTTATTAGTTTTCCTAAATTGTCTTCATTGTAAAATTTTAAAAATGTATCCAAATTTAATTTAGGAGGTAATTCATCTAAAAATTGTTCCAAAAATTGTTTTTCATTTTCGTCAATTAATGGGTTTTGTAAATCCATTATTTTATAATTGTTTTTTAATTTTTGTTCCTCATGTAACACTCTAGCATACACAACATGTTCTTTCATTTTTGATTCAGCTATTTCCATTATATCATCAAGTGTTAATACTTGTTGTGCTAATTCAGGAAATTTTTTCAATATACCTTTTGGTCCTAATCCTTTAATACCTTCAATTTTATCTGATTGGTCTCCCAATAATGTTTTATATAAGATAAAATTTTCTGGTGGAATACCAAAGTTAGAGTAAACCATTTGTGGGGTATGTAATTCCTTTTCTGTTGGTCTATAAATTGTTATATTTTTATTTATCAACTGAATATAATCACGGTCATTGGAAACTATGATTACATTGGAATCATGTTTTATAGACAATATATTACTTAAATATGCAATAATATCATCGGCCTCCACCTTATCTAAACTAATTGTTTTTACAGGGAGACATTTCAAATAATGAATTAATCTTACAATTTGATTTGTTTTGGCATCATTTTCTTCTTCCAATGAATCAAATGTTTCCCAATTAGTAATCCTAGTTTGATTTCTTCCTGATTTATAATCAGCATGTAGGTTTTTTCTGTTAATGGAAGAACCTACTCCATCAAAAACTATATAAACTGATGTTGGTTGTAGATTTTTAATTAGTGAATTTAAAGATCTTAAAAAACCTCCTAGACCACCAATATGGGCTCCATCTTGGTTTACCATTTTGAGCATGGCAAAATTTCTAAAAAATAAATTTAATGCATCTATCAATACTACACGTTCGTGTGGATTTGTATAAATTGTTTCTTCTTTAGAAACTTGGTCTAAGAGGTTTAATAAGTTCTTTTTGTTCATTTTATTCGCCCAATTCTGAATTGTCTAGTAATTCAATAATGTCTGCCTTTTCTTCCCATTCACTGTTGTCTTCAGTGATTCCATACTCACCCTCTCCTAAAATATTAATCCATTCATTAGAATGTTCTTTCTTGTATTTGTTAATAATGTTTATATCATCTTTGATAAAACCATGAACTGTACTTACAATAGTACCTGTAGTTGTAATACCATTTATATGATTTTTATCACAAGCAATTTTAGTACGTAAAGCAAATTCTACTTTTTTCTTATCTTTAGTAGCATTTAACTTTGAAGTACCAGCATTAGTAATATTACCGAATGTTAATACTAAAGAAGCATCATAATAAAATGTATCTCCACCTTTATTAGTCATTTTAGGTCGAGACATTGGACTTTCAGCAGGAGCAACACCGGTTTTATTAACAATAAATAAACTGTTGGTATAAGGGTGAGTTTCTTTTCTAGATAAAACAATTTGTTGATTGATAAAGTTACCAAACTGAGTAGCAATAGCACCAGCATTCCACATTGGGTTATTTTTTCCTTGTTCAATACTCATTTGACATGGTATAGAACCTACTGAATCCCATATGAATAGAAGATCATAAGGAAGATTACCTTTTTTCTGTTCACTAAGTAAATCAATAATAAATCCAGCTATATCTTCAATTGAATTAAGCGTACTTCTATCACGATATATAAAAAAACCATTAATATCAATTACTTCACCAGTATCTTTATCAATTACATCTTCCATCTCAAATCCCATGGTTCTCCAATGTTTCCAATCATGCTTCATCTCAGTAATAATGAGTACCGGTAAAACGCCCATTTTTTGGGCGTTTACCGCTACTTCAATAGCTGTAGTTGATTTACCTGTATTACTTTTTCCTCGTACCATTGAAATATGACCCAAAGGAATACCAGGAATTGATAGAGCTTCTTGTAATGCAGTAGAAAATGGAACCCATTTTTGTTCCTTGAATTTAACATTACCATTAAGTAATTTTTTTTCCTTGAATTTATCCAAATTAAAATTGGATTTAAGTTCTGCGGAGACTGCGGCCGTTAGCGAATCGCTTTTCTTAGATTTTGCCATAAAATAACTTTAATCTAATTAAAATGGTAAATCACTAGGTTGCTGTTCATCTTCTTCGAACAATGAATCAAATTTATCAACCTTGGTAGTTTTTGTAGGCGCCCCAAATACTTTAGATGTATAACTTGGTTGTTCGGGAATAACTTCATCTTCTGTTTCTTCAACCTCATCATTGCCTTCTTCAGGTACTAGCCAGTTTTGTAAAACTGTTTTTAATGCTTCAAATTCCATTTTATATGTACTCTGGATTTCCAATATATTTGGTTGTTGTTCAAGCCAAATTTGAATTTTGGAAGCCTCTGTACTTAATGGAGTTGTTTTAGGTTTAACTCTGATAGATGATTTAAGACCTTGTCTTCCACCAATATCACCTTTAACTACATCTACTGTAAAGTCACGTCCTTCATTGATGTCTGTGTAATCTCCATAATCTTCATCTTCTGCAATACCCAAAAGTTGCATGTAAATTTCTTTACCAAATTCCCAAAGTCGTACACCTTTTTCTTCTTCACCGCGTACAATAACCGGGGCATAAACCCTCATTTTAGGGTCCAATTTTTTAGCCAATGACCAATTTTCTTTGTCATTGGTTTTTCTAAGTTCGGAGGCAAATTCAACAATTGGATCTTTTTCACCCCAATTGGTTAATGCAAAAATAGGAAATTTTCCAAAACCATAATGTACAAAAATCTCTTGAAATGGGTTTTGTGGGTTAAGTTTAGAAGGTACAAATCGAATTTGATACTTTCCTTCTTCTTTTGGTTTCCAGTAAACTTTTGAGTAATCGATTTTTTCTTTCTTGCCTGTGTTTTTTGACTGTAGTGTGTTTAGTCGTTGTTTTAGTGCTTGTATATCCATAATCGTAAATTAATTAGTTTTATATCGGAAATGTATGAACGAGGTATTATATAACCAAGTTAAGGTGGGCCCTTTTTTCAAGGACCCTTATTTTTATTTTTTAGAATGCTGATCCGGCTTTATCAAAAATATCTTAATCAAACATACTAACCCAATTCTTTTTGATATATGTTCCATCACTCACAATTGATTTAATGTGCCAATTCCAATACTTAGATTTACTAATTGGTTCTCCTTCAGGAAATGTATCAGTAAATGATTTTAATATTTTTTTATTATTATTAGATTTAACATGATCAAGTACTTTATTATATGGAGCTGTTTTAGGGGAAGAGAAAAAGGCTGCATCTATATCAGAATTTTCTTCATTTAAACGAGATTGAGTAGTGATTTTGTTTTCTACTAACCACTTGGTTGTGTCAAAGTTGTCTGCTTTTTTCATTTTGATTATTTGTTATAAATATACGAAAGAAAAGGGAAAATGCTAAATCTTTTTTAAATTTCTACAATTTTATAGATTTTTGTTTTCAAAATTTTTAAATTTCCATTTTGAGTCAATAAAATACTATTTTTATATGGTTGCCAATTTATTTTAAATGAAGGATCTACAATACCACCATTCAATCCCTTAATTATTTCATTTAAACCATTTAAACTATATAAAACATTGAATTCTTTTTTTCTATGCAATGAAATAGTGTTTGTTGGAATATTTGATACATTTGCTTGCTCAACATTATATGTTACTACATACTCGTTTGTACTTTTTACAAATAACACAAACATTTTATTATACATTATTGAATATGAATGTGTTAAAGTTTCTATTAGCTGATCTAACCCCTCTAACTCTGTAAAAGTTGCAAATAGTTTGTTTGTAGGCATATTATGATAGTCAAAAATTTGTCCATCATACATATGGTGATGATTTGGTAAAGTCATATGTTGTTCCATAACTGGTTTTTGTGTTTAGTTTAAATTTTTTAAAAATCTCCGCAATATCTTTTTTCAAATATTGTTCTGTTTTGTGTATTTCAAATAAAAATGAATCATAACAATATAGTAAAATTTTACTTTTTTTATTTTTTAATAGTTTGTGAATATCCCACAATATATAAGTGTTAATTGCCGTTTCTATATTTTGTAGCATGTAATTAAATAACTTTTGTGGGTTCATATTATCTAACTTACTTTTTTCAAATATATAACCTGAAATTGGTACAGTGACTTGACCTGAGATATTGAATTCTCTCCAGTTATTGTTAATAAACCTATTTACTTTTTGAAAAAATTCCAAATTTTCATATTCTTTATGAACTCCACCATAAAGTTGTTGAAACGTAATAATTTTGGCTTCTTTAATTGGGGTTTGGTAGAGGTTGGCAAAGTATTGGTGTACATCAATATTACCAAAATCAAAGGAAAGTAAACGACCAATAATACTAGGATGATAGGCGCTAATATCGAACTCAACCAGCTCATGACTCGATATGAAGCTCCTCCTTGCGCCATTTTCTTTATTTATTGCTAAAAAGTTAATGCCATTAAAAGCATTACTTGGTCTACGTGTTGTTGTATCCAAATGATATTGGGTATAAATTGTATTGTCTTTAATTGAATAAAACTCATTATCGATTTCATAGTATTTGTCTAAGGTTTTTTTATCTATTTGTAAACCATTTTTTTCTATCCCAAAAAATACCAATATTGTTTTATTATTGTAAAAGTCATAATAGGGAGGCAATTGTTGGAGAATAATGGTCTTTACATGTTCATAAATATGTTGACATTTTTCATAGTGTTTTACAATAGGAATTATTTTGTTTATTTGTTTATATTTGGGGTATTTTGAATAAAAAAATTCATGAGTTTTAGTGTCAAATGATTTATTTACATTTCCTAAAATAGATAAATCGTTTATATTTTTTAAAGGAAAATAATATAAAAATGATTTTTTATCACGTACCCATATCACATTTATATTTTGTAGTATAGTTGTTATAGTTGTCATATACAGCGAAAATGTTTCACTATGGCAAACGCATAACATATAACCTTTTGTTTCATTAAACGGTTTTATATAAACTAAAGAGACATCATTTAATGCAGGGTGGATTTTGTCATGGAATGGAATAACTTCAACAAATGCCTCTTTTATTGGTTTTTGTTTTAGATATTCTAGATCTTTTTCTGTTTCTATTAACCAGAATGCCATAACCTTAATTGTTA